GGAGAAGGCTAATGCTGACATGCTGGTGAATGGTGGCGGCGTGCGGATGAGTTACGCAGGCGAAACCTCCATTGAAAATCTTCCCGAAGAACGTCGTCAGTTCATGCGCGACTCGTTGGACACTGCAAAGGTGATGGCCGCAGCAGGCAAGACGAGCGAAGAGATTCGCGCCGTCACTGGATGGTTTCCTGGCGAATACGATGGTAAGATGCGATGGGAAGTTCCGGATGAGGTGGCTTCTTTTGAAGAGGTGAATAGTTTTGTGGACAAAGCCACGAAGATATATGGTGGTCCGGCTTTCAGTCAATTGACGGTATCTTCTATATTAGATCGAATTAATTCCGGCAAGGTACTAAAACTGTCGGATGTATATCGTCACGATGATCTTTTTGCGGCATATCCTGATGCTGCAAATATTTCATTTTTCCCAATAGCCGGAAATGTGGTTCAAGGTTCTTACCGAACAATTAATGGAAACGATGTCATTACCGCAACGGTTGCGATTGGAAAAAACGGTCAAATTAGTGATGAATCAACATCGACAATACTTCATGAATTACAGCACTTTATTCAAAAGAAAGAAGGCTTCTCTATTGGGGGAACTCCTGATAACTTAATTACAAAAGCTGACATCTTAGATGCAGCTAAGTTTAAAGATGCCTACCGAGGCATTAAAAAATATAAAGCGGAAATAGCTGGCCTAGTTACTGCACTAGAGCAAGAGCGATCCAAAAAATCTTTCATTGGTTTTGGTGGCCCGAATCAAAAAACAATCAAATCCATTGAGGACTCAATATCGAAAATTCAGGATTCGATTAACTCTATATGGGAGTATCAAAAAAAGAACCTTAACATTGACCGGGATTCAACACGATCATCTCTCCTTTCTGCGATAAATGTTGTTGATACGAAGCTCGGTGGATCTTGGGTCTTAAATAAGCGAAACGAAGGATTGGACATGCTGTATCGTTTGCTTGCAGGCGAAATCGAAGCCCGCGATGTCCAATCCCGTCAAAAACTGACACCTGAACAACGCAAAATCATCGCTCCATACTCCAGCGAGAACATCGCCAAGGAAGACGCAATTATGATGTTTGGTGGCAGTGGAACTCAAGCCTCTGTTGTCACCTACGACTCACCCAACGATGCCGCATTCAACAGTGGCGCTGAAGTAGCTCGAAACACTGACTACGACGAACGCGACAAGGAAGTGCGTTCTACTATTCGTGCAGCATACGATATTGCTCCGAAGACAAATGGCCCATCGGTGCCTCTAGACGAGCTTTTCAGCATCGTTAAGCAGTCGATGCCTGATCTGACGGAAACCGAGTTCAGCCGCATCCTGCAAGGCTTGTATGAGGACAGTGGGGCGCTATTGATTGAAGGTGAGGTTGCTGAGTCGGTTGATGCACAAGACGCCCAATACATGCAAGCCGTGGTGTCAGGAGACGTTGCCAAGCAGCAAGCGATGGTGGACGCTGCTTACTCTGACTTTGTGCGAAACACCGTCATGTTAGGGGATAAATTCTACCCAGCCACATTCATCCGATTTGGTAATCCGCCCACAAATACGGAAGGCTCACAAGTTGCATCCACTGGATTTGACGGCGGTATTCGTGAAAAAGGAGTGTCGGTCATCGGCGCGTGGCATGATACAGTTCGTGACAAATACGTCATCCCCACTGGAAGTGAACAGGCCGTGGCTGGAGTTAGCGACTTGGTTGCTCAGAATCGTCCAGTATTTGTCGTTTCTGGCTCAGTAGTCGAAGATGTTGGTTCTGATACCGAGCCTCTTATGGAGGCGGGAACGGTAAAAACACAGAAGCAGCTTAAATACTCAGACCTTATCGAAGAGAATAATCCCGATTTCACCCTCGATGGTGAGCAGTATGATTCTGGAGAAGAGGGAACCAAAAACGCTTACACTGGCGGTAAGGAAAGATGGTGGAAGTCAAAAGGAATGCCTTTCCCATCCTTAAAAAACATCACCTACAAAGATGGTAAACCCGTCCCACTTAGCCAGCGTTTCGATACTGGTAACGACATTCGCGGCAACATCAACACCTTCACCACCGAAGGCGAACGCGCTGGATCTGCGATTATCATGCCGCCTACCGACATGACTAAGGATGATGTCATTTCCATGCTTCGTGGTATGTCTGCTGCGAATCCGGCTCCATCTGGAGAAATCAACCAAGAATTATATGATACAGTACTTACTCAACTCAGGAATTTTATATCAAATGGAGGGAGAGTCCCTTTACCAATTCAATCATACGGCGCTACTAAAGCCGGTAGATATAATTACACCCAGCAGAAGGACGGACTTGAAAGAGATTTACGACAAGGTTCTGGAATTGGCGGGACTGGACAGATTGATACCGGGGCTTCATTCCGAGATAAAGTCGAAAGAGAGAATCTTGAAATTCAAAGAATCGACTCAGAAGTTTCTAGAAATCGTGAGACAACTACAGAAGGAAGGGAAAATCGAAAAAGGGAAGCCGGGGCCAGACCTAATGTGGGAATGGCAGGTAGTGGCTACACTTTTGCCGATTATGCTCAAATTGCGTCCAGAATTGGAGCAAGAGTTCAGGAAGTTTCTAACGACATCGGAGGTGGACTGGCTGCTATGGCGGATGGAAATGGGGCCACAACCATCCTCATCAATGCCACACAACTTGGTAAAAGGGTGGCTGGAACTAGCTTCGGCCTAGATGAAGACGGAGCTATTGAAGCTATTGGCAATGCTTTGGTAGAGGAACTGATTCATGCGGCTGATCTTGCAGTTCAACGTGAGGCATGGATTGCCAGCGGAAGGCGTAAGCCGTTTACTGAATTTGCCATCGACAACGACAAATCCATGTTGGAAGACATGAGAAAGGTTGTGGCATCAAGCAATGATCCAGTAAAAGCAACACGGATACTTTTTGATGCGATTCAAGCATCTCGCCAACTTTACGGTGCAGGCGCAACTCCAAGTGACATTGATGAGCTATTTTCATCTCCAAAGGGTAACATCAGTTCAGTGATGTCCGAGTTTGTGCGCCAGATGATTCAGCAAGACATGCACCAAACGGTTTCGGAAGCATCGCTATTCCGCCGCTTCATTGAGCGCGTGATGAAAATGCTACAAAAGATTCGTGATGCCATCGCTCCTGCAAAGGCTGGCGAGTTTGGCGATATTCTCAAGAATCGTATCAACGAGACTGAAATGATGCTGGCGATGGCTTATCAGCAGACTGGCGCAAGGGCATCTATGATTGATCCTGAAGACGCTGCAACCAAGCAGTTCGCGAAGAATATTAAGGACATCAACAGTGGCACAGCTAAGGCTCCGTTTGGAGGTGTTCAGTTCACAAACTTCATGCCAATTGATCGCGCGGTAAAATCTGCTGAAGAATACAGCGATGCTGCCATCAAATACGTCAACAACCTTGAGAAGGAAGGTGTTTCGCTTGATGATATTGCCAACTCAGTCATCTCGCCAGTGTTCCTTGAAAGCATTGGCATTGAGCAAGACTTGATGGCCCAAGACGCTCTGACTATCGAAGTCCGTCAACGTGTGGACAACGCTGCACGCGAGGAAAAGTCTCCAGGAAGAAAGAAGCAACTATCCAAACTTAGCGAGCGCCTATCTGCATTCTGGCAAGGCGTAGGCAGTAAGAAAGGTCAACACCTTGGGCAACGACGCTATCTTGTGAACAAAGCTCGTTATAGCTGGATGTTCATTCGTGAAATCGCAGAGAAGGTGATGAAGGAGGCAAGAACAAATATCCTAATTTCCAACTTCGGAAGCGAGAACGCGACTAGCTTCACGCAAAACTCGTATGAGAATTCTGATAAGGCCAATCAGCAGGCGGCTGATGAGATAGCTCAGGATGTCGTCAACAATGATGAGTGGGCATTAATCAAAGAAGGTGAACAGGTATTTGAAGGTGCAGATAAGACCTTGTGGGAAAGGGCAAAAGCTCTAGTTAGGCGCTTTGCGTTTTATGCTAGGGCTGAAGCTACCGAGAAGGTATCTGCATCCAAGGCATCAATTACTGATGCAGAACGTAATGAGCTAAATGCCATTCTCACGATGCCAAAATCAGAGCGTGAAAAGGCTAAAGCAAAAGACTTGGCTGAGTTTCGCTCCATTATGGGCAAGTTGCTTGGAGAGGAATCACCAACCGATACGCCAACAGAGAAGAAAAAACGCAAGAAGCGCAAGGAGATCATCGACACGGTGGAGAAACGTGTTGCAGAAGGTCAACCTATTGAGCCAACAGCAGAAGAGATCGCCAACGAAATTGAGATTGCTGAAAACAAGGCATCTCAAATCGTCTATCGCTTTGAGGAATTGTATCGCCAAGGATTCAAGAATCCACCTGAAGGCATGTCAAAAAAGGAGCAAAAAGACTCCATCATTCGAGCATTTAGAGATCAGGTTAAAAACCCTGTATCATTTGAGCAATTCGCAGAACGACTGGACGCACTCAAGGTTGGTGAAGAGGTTTCTGAACGCTTATTCCTAACCGCATCCAGAGAGCGTGCCGACTTGGCTCGAATGAAGAAATTCAAAATCGAGAAGCGCCGAGTTGAGATTGCCGATAAACAGGCATCCAGACTTATTTACTCTACTGAGGAAAGGTTGCGCCAAGGTTCCAAAGACCTATCCAAATCAACGTCTGGTGACTCCATTAACAAGGCTTTCAAAGATCAAGTTTCTGATCCAGTTGATAAATCAAAGTTTGCTGAACGACTCGCTAAATTGGATGTTTCACCTGATGTGGCTGAACGCCTATTCAAGACTGCTGAGCGCGAAAAGACCGATCTTGAAGCAATGGCTGCATTCAACATTCTGCAAGGCCCAAAAGCTCTGCAACGAATGATCAATGAGATCAACAACATGCGCCGTGGCGAGGAAATTCCTCTCAGGACGCCTATCCCTTGGCGTCAGCTTCTCTCGCAAAGCGCAAAAACAGTCGAAGAATACCGTCAGCGCATCTTTGACGCCATCTCTGCCAACGAATCACTCAAGAACGCAACACCAGAGCAAAAGGCACGTCTCGCAGAACTTTTTACTGAAGCATGGGAAACCAAGCGTAAACGCATTCTCGACAGCATGCAGGAGCGATTGATCCGTGAGCAGGAGGCAAAAGGTAATCTCAGCAAAGAAGGCGCTAAAGCTCTTCAAGCGCAACGGATGCGTATCGTTGAGGACATCAACTTGGGCATCTTCGATAACGATGAACTGGCAAAGCGCATGGCAGAGAAATTCGGCATCAAATCCGAGTTCACCGAGACTGAGCGCGAGAAGATCAATTCGCTTATTGAGGTTCTTCAAGACGAAGGTTTGAACGCTGTGAAGCGCCAAGTTGCGGCCTACAAGCTGCTTGAAGTTCTGCAAGGCGAACTCAAGATTCCAGTGGTAAAGATGATCGCTGACTTCTGGGTTTCCAGTGTTCTCTCTGGTCCAAATACTATCGTCTCAATTGGTCTTGCTGTTGCCAGCGGTGCATTCGAGCTTTCTACAGCATTGTCTCGCGTGTTCATTGCTGGATTCACCAATCCAAAGCAGCTTCCATCTGAGCTTGCTGGTGCATATAAAACACTCGCTCGATTGCTGAGTGCCTATGGACGACAAGCCCGTATCGCGTGGCAATACCTTGTTAGCGGAGATCCAGTGTTTCTTGATCCATCTATGAACGATGTGACCGAGAATATGCAGTGGGGCAATATCGGTAAGAGCAACAAGCTGGCAGAACAAATGGCGAAGTCTGACAAGATTCTCGTCAAGAGCGCAGGCTTGTTTATGCGGACTGTTAGCCGTTTACTGACTGCTCTCGACGTATTCAATAGCGGACTCACCAAGGAAGGTTCGCTTTCCATCGTATTCCGTCAGATTGGACTTGATCCAGCTAAGATTGCTGAAATGGAGAAGAAGTCTGATTTGAAGCCTTACAAGGACGCCATTATTCAGCAAGACTTCAAAAATACTCCTCCAAAGTCTGCACGCGACAAGGCTATTCTTGATTCCTACGCTCTGGCCGACATGATGGCAGAACTGGACAAGCTAGGCAACGTGTCCGAGAACGCCAACTTCTTCGGTCAACAAGGTGCCATGACGCTTGATCCATCTGGACTTGGTGGTGTCGGCTATCGTGCGATCAGATCGCTTGTGACCAATGCTGAAGCGGGTGCTGATAGATTCCTGAAGCAAGCGCAACGCGGATGGAATGACTCAGCGCAGAATGGCGATAGGATTCTCTCTGGACTTGAATTGGCATTCGCCTACTTCATGCAGTTCGCTGCTTACAATGCAGCCAACTTTGGCGGTGTTCGCTTCGCACGTTTCGCTGGCAACAAATTCAACCAAGGTCTGAGCTTAATTCCAGGCATTGGTTTCGCTCGCGCATTTGAGGCTGAATTTGATCCTAATCGCATCAGTGGAAAAGAAGCATTCATCGACTCAATTCGGCGCAATCAGCTTATTGGAGTGATGCTATCCGTTGCTGGCTATCAAATCCTGAAAGCCATCGCAGACGAGCCGGATGACGAGAAGCGCGGTTGGTTCATCAACGGCGGCTGGGGTAACCTAACGCCTGAGAAGAAGCAGCAAAAGCTGGCCGCTGGCGAGAAGGAGTACACCATCGGCATCAATGGCAAGGTGTTCAATTACGCCAACTGGCCTATTTCATCTGCGCTTGCAGCTATCGGAAGTCTTTCTGACTTGATCCGCTTCTCGCCAGATCAATGGAATGACAAAAACGTGGCTCAAATTATGGCAAGTGCTGCAATGTCTGGCGCTGCTGCTGCCGCTGATATTCCTGCTCTTTCTCAGTTCCAAGAGCTATTCGGCAACAGCTTGTCCAGCAAAGACCCCAACGAGAAGCGCATGGAGCGTTTTGCCAAGGTGATGTCGAGCTACGCTGGCGGCTTCGTTCCTCGATTCTTGAAGGACATCGACTACGCGCAAGATCCAAATCTGCGTAAATACGAAACACTGTGGGAGAAGACAGCCTCGCACATCCCTGTTTATCGTCGCTACGAAGGCAAGGAGTACTACGACATCTTGGGCCAACAAATCCAACGCAATGTGTATCCTGGAAGCCGCGAGTTCATGGTGAAGCCAACCGATCCGGCCTACAAGGTTCTCGGTGCTCTCAATTCCCGTGGAATCTGGCTGACTCCTGCTAATGCCGAACACCGCATGGTTGGCAAGGGCGCTCGTCGTCGCTCTCTTACGCAGGAAGAAGCTGACAACTACAGCCTTGAAACCGGTAAAGGCTACAAGCAGATGCTTCTGCGATACGGCCAGCGTGCTCTCCAGATGCCCACAGAACGCGCTAGAGCATTCCTGTTGGACAAAGCTGACGAAGTGCGCGATAGGGCGCTCAAGAAGGTCTATAGGGGCTATCAACCAGCAACGTGATGCAAGAACTCATCCGCAAAAATACCATCCCAAAGGAATTTAACCACGCGAAGCTGCGTGAGTTATTTCCAACGGCTGTCATCACTGGCGATACATACGGCTTCTTCTACCACGTTGAATCCACAAATACAGTGTTCGTCAGATACGGCTGGCGTGATCTAGCGAAATCCGTTCAAGAGCACCTGGAAGGAAATGGCATCGAGATTCCAGCGAATCTTGGCCTCATCATGCAGGAAGCATTTTGCCAGCATCGTCCTGACTTGTGCGTCGAGCGCGATCCTGATAGCGAGGCAAAGATTGGAGCGTTTCAGATGATGAAGCGGTTCTATAACTCTGCCGTAAAGCCTTACTTGGCTGGCGAGCTTGTTGATCAAGCGGAGGCAAATCGAAGAGCGGCTATTTGTGCAACTTGCCCCAAGAACGCAGATAAGATTGTAGAGTTCTGCGTTAGCTGCTCAACTCGTAGCCTTATTGGGCATATCAACTCGTTCTTAACGACTCGGCACACACCTAGCGATCCGCTATTGAAGACGTGCCAGATTTGCAGTTGTGATCTTCGCATGAAGTGCTGGTGTCCTACAGAGGCAATGCGAGAACCTGAGTTGGCTGACAAGTGGCCTGATCACTGTTGGATGAAGTAGCTAAACTTCCGCTGTAGCCTACGCTTGATTGTCAGTCGGACAAAATTGTAGTTCATCCAGCATGTCAGAAGGTTCGGCCTTCCCGTTTGCCATCGCTTCAATCCAGCGTGCAGGGTCAATGGTTGCTGTATGCTTCCATCCAACATCCAACATCGCAGATTCAAACTGGCGGATTTCGTCAGCGGATAAGCATTTAATCACTCCGTTAAGCGCATATACAAAAAGCATACGGCCTAACAAGGTTTCTGATGAAACACTGACAACATCGTTCTTGGATTTGGTATTCATTCGCGGTGAGCCTCTGATTGATTGTTAGGCACAAAATAAGACACGACTTCTAGCCCGTCATCGCGCCAATCTTGAGCAATGTCTTTTTGATCGGTCACAAACTCCTCGTCTCCTACCGTGCATTTCCACTCTTTTCGCTGAGACATTAGAGATTCGATCTGTGTCGCAGCATCTGCCATTATTGCAGATATTTCATCCGCGTAAGGTGTCCATCCAGAACGAAGAAGCCGAACGAGGCGCTGCATGGAATGCCGAGGGGCATCCTGCGCGAGTCCAGGCGTTAATTGGTCGGCATCCATGAGCTTATGCGTTATCGCCAAACACCATGCTTGCGAAGTAGCCCGATTTTTACGGGGTGCGTGTCTACCGAGTCTGCGATTCCCTCATTGAGAAGCCACGGGTTTAGCCCCGTATCCTCGCAGAAGTCATCCCAGTCGTTGCATTTGTCGAGAAGGTAGCCCAAGGGCAATTCGACTTCGATTTCGTCATATTTATCATTCATAAAGCGATAACAAGTGGATGCTGGCAACGGCGGGAAGTTGCCTGTTTGGTTTATTCAGAGTCTTGCGCCCGCCGCGCCAGATCCTTGTCGTTCGGCAGCACAATCTTCCTCCAATGCGTTGCGTGATCATAACCACGGTCATACGCACCCTCCCAGATGTCATCGCCATCGGACCAATCGACATCGCCGTATTTATTGGCGTCTTCTTTGGTTGGCAGGCGATCATCAACTAGAACCCATGAGAGTTCGAGTAGCATCTTTTGCAGTTCATCAATGGTTTTCATATTCGGTATCTAACTATACGTCCGTTTTTGGTTGAGATGCAAGGGGGATTTCAAAACTTCATTTTGATGCCGCTGAAAAAGAAAAGGTATTTTTATGGTACTTCAACTTGAAGCTACCAACCCAACCACTAACGCGCTGCTTCTCAATAATCACTTCAGTGTCGTGCATAGCGTCGATTATCTCGCGAGATTTACCAGCCTTGATAGCGTCATCCTTCGCCTTATTTCTAATGATAATTGCAACATTGTCTGGATTGTCGATGAGTGCAGATGATCCCTTGACGTGATACATTGTTGGTCTTTCGCCTTCAACTGGCTTGCGAAAATGACATACGAGATGCACATGACTGCCGCTTTCCTTGACAAAATTTTGCAGAGTGTTCACGATTTCAGCCTGCTTTTCCATGTCAGCTTGACCTTTAATTCTCATCATTGAGTCAATAATGAAATCTGTGCATCCATATCTACGATTGGCAAACCATAGCATTTCCATCAACTCTTCCATTGCTATACTTCCAACGACATCAGCAAATAGAAGATACCTACCTATTTCTTGACAGAATCGACGCAACTTCGGCTCGTTGATCTCATGACCCATACAAACCTTTGCTAACCTGCCAATTTGATTCTCAACCAACATCTCCATGGTTGCCTCAAAAATATATCTCCTCTTACTGACTACGTTTGCCTTCAAAAAGTTAAGCATAGTACTCTTGCCAGCAAAGGCTAAGCCGCCCCATACTGTCAATTCTCCTGGTCGAAAATAAAACCCAGTACCCTCATGCCAATCGCCCTTAAAAAATGGCAATGTAAAGGCTTCCTCCTTGGGGGTGTATGAAGCCACAACACGTTCCTCCAACTCATCACCACGCACGAATTTATGGATTGCGGCCATCTTGGCATTTCCAATCCAATCTAAAGCGTCCTTTTGAGTGTAGCCAGATTTTAGACAATCGTTCGCATCCTTTTTAGGCATTGAGACAATCATGCAACGATGCTTACCTAGACGCTGGATGATCTTGTCGGTTAATTCTCTTCCGGCTTTGTCTTGATCAAATGCTAGATAAATTGTGTCAAATGGAGCTAGATTATCCCACTCGTACTCAACCCATGATGTGCCGGTGCCATTAGGAATAGAGATAGAATCGACTCCCCATTGAGTCCACGTCATGCAGTCGATTTGACCCTCGCAAATGAGAACTGTTTTATCCTTATATGCTTGTTCATTGAGTGCATGCCATCCAAACATACATGGGGCGCAATCTTTTTCCTGCCACACCTGCTTAGGTTCAGTAAGAGTACGATATGAACGATTGATCAACTCGCCATCTGGCGCGTAGCATGGAAAAACAATAGCCTGTCTTTCGCGGACTCCCTCAACCTTAAATTTCCGTATGATGTCAATCTTCAAATGCCTGGAACCTGTGAGATATGCAACACCTCTACCCTCTGTGGCAAGTTCAGGTATGGAATTTACAGGCTTGCGGTAATCCTTCTTTTTTGCATCGACTGGATCATTAATACCAAGGTAATGTTTAGCCTCCTTGATGGCTTGTGCCGCTGTAATTCCTTTTGTGATGCGCCACAGGTCGAGGAGATCACCTTTATTGGAATCATCAGCCCAATCTCGCCAGTTTCCAACGTAACTGCCAACAAAAGCCACCTTCAGGCTTTTTCCTGGCGATCCAGCAATGTCTCCACACACCCAAAACTGTCCATCTTCTTTGCCGCCAGGAAGAAGAAGCTTACAGACCTCTAAAGCCTTGTTTGAGAGCTTTTGGCTAATATCAGCTACCGTTACCATACTGACACCTCCTCGACGCTCTGAGGGCCATCTGTGTGCGAAATAGAGGCATCTGGTGAATTATTTTCACGGTATGATTCCAAAACTTTGTTGAAATCGACATCTATGGTCGATTCTGGCTCTGGAGGAAGCTTTTCAAACCATTCTTGAAATTCCATAAAATTAGGGTTGTCCTTGATTGGATCGGCAAATGCAATTGTTGAAGTTGGCTCGAAAGCAGCCGCATCTTCGGCTGATATTTTATCAAAATGGATGCCTTGCCAGCCTCCCGACATGGCCTTGTTCACAGCGCATCGCAACACGCCGATTGGTTTTTGCCGACAGGTGGTCAAGAGCGCCCTCCATCCACGATGCGTGTAACGCTGTTTGCGTTGTGACTTGTCCTCAAACCATTCTGCCATGGTTGATCGAAAGTCGTGTGAGTCGGTTTCTTCAAACAACGGCGAATCAAGCCTGTCAGTACTTCCGGTTATTCTCTGTTTAATTCTCTGTTCTTCTCTGTTTGTGTGAACGACGTTCACTGGTTTAGGCAGGAGGTTCACTGGTACCCCAGCAGGAGGTTCACTGGTTATGGCAGGAGGTTCACTAGTGAACGTGCTGCGGGGGTGCGGCAGGTTCACTGGTTGTGGAACGACGTTCACTGGTTTAGCTAAATCAACCACCGCAGGAGGTTCACTGGTTATGTCGATATTGTAAGATGATTTGAATCCGTTTCCACGGTTAATCTTGATGTGTTTTAGGCGCTCCAAATCCTTCAAAGCGGTAGCTACAGCCCGGTTTGAAAGCCCTGTAAAACTCATGATGAGCGACACGCTTGGATCACATCTCTCAGACTCTTGATTGTGGCAATCACACAGGCAAAGCATTACCAACTTTTGAGTTGGTGACATCTTGCACATCTTGAATTTATTGATGGCTTTAAGGCTCATAATTTGTCTCCTGATGGCTTTATTCTACCGTGGTGAAAAATGACGTATTGCTTAGCGTCTTCTATTTCAAACTCGCTTAATCGAAACCATTCTCCCCTGATTCGATAGGCTGAAAATCTAGCATGTAGCTCCTTCTCAAGGTCGATAGTGCCCTCAATAGAAGCCAGCAATTCGATTTCAGGCTCCTCAGACTGAAGAGTTTTTTCTCTAAATTTAGGATTTTTACTAAATCCAATTTTAATGAAACCATTTCTAGTGTTCTTCATAAGGTAAACAAATGCAGTTTTCATGGCAATTTCTTCAACTGCTTGTTTTTGTATGCAATCCTCGCAAATCCACTCGTGCTTGTTATTTCTTCCGTTGGCTTTTGAATCTGGTGTCAGACCTCCACAAGTGGTGCAAATGACGTAATGCGGCTTCTGTCCTGCGTGAACTTCATCATGACAACCAAGGCACAGTGTTTGAAGAAGCGTCAATGGGTAATCCCACGGCATCCAACCAGTAACGTATCCAAGATGGTGGACGCAAAGCGTTACTTCTGGGTTTTTCCTGCCACAGTTCTGGCAGGTATAGTGATCATGATGGAGTGCTTCTTTGCGCTTCGCTAGCCATCGGTGATCAAGGAGGAGATTTGCGTACCAGTTGTGCATCTTAAAAACAAAAAGGCCGCTCAGGTTGCTCCCCCGGTAGTGACCCGGATTTTAACCCGGCGAGGAAGCGGCCTGAGCGGCCAATGATTTTCTAAAGGCGTCTAATTCACGATGGACACTACTCCCAAGAACTTCGACACAAAAACGCTACTGCATCAAAACACCCAGTCAACAAAAACTACCCAATCGCGGCCAGTTCTTCGTGCTGTGCCAGCACATTCTGCACATAGGCAATGTCCAAGGCTTCGCCAAATTGAGCTTCGAGTAGACAATTGTAAAGCCTGTCTGCATCCTTGCGCGATTCGACCAGCTTACCACGCCATATATCCTCGATGCGGATCAGTTGCGCCTGGAAGCTCTCCTGGCGTTCTTGAAGGCGCTGGTTTAACTCGGTGATCACCTCACCTATTTTGAGGCATTTAAGCTCCAATTCGGCAGATTTCGTGATAAGACTGTTCCGTTCTAGCTCAAGTTGACGGGCGAAGTCTGTAGGAACCATGTATTCTTGGGCAAAAGCCATTTTCTCAGCCGCATCTGTCTCTGGTGTATTCATATTATTGTAATTCTAACGTATAAACTAAAACTCACTGGTTGCCGCTCTTAACCTTAACACGCTCAAGTCCGCGTCCTGACATCTTCCAGCCTGGGTTTTCAGCATGCCAACGCTCGCTGACAACGTAATGGTTTTTACCCATCGGCCACCAATCAAGCATATCCTTTAAGTCGCCCTCAAGCATTTCGTTTTTCATGTCATCCCATTGCTCGCCAAGCAGCTTTAGACGCTCTTGCATGAGCTTGATTTCCTTTAGAGTGCTCCAATAGCTTAACATCGTCTGGCCTAGTGGCGAAGAACATGGGTCAGCACATTCAGTGACGCGCACATGTGGAATAGCCATCATTTTAGCAGCGAATACCGCTCGCTCGTTGTCTCGCGTAACTTTGACGTTTTCGTCTGAGTCTGGATTTTGTCGGAACGATGTCATATTCAGTTATTGATAAAGTGTACGTCGATCTCTGCTGCGATGTCCTCAACCATGTCGTCCAGTGTATCGACAGCACATTCCCAGACTGCATCGCGCATCAATGGGTCGTAGCTGGCGATTTGAACGGCTAGCAGGTGAATGAGAACTTGTGTAGTCTCGTCCTTGGATGCCTTCGTTCCATTAAGTGTGCGGGCCAGTTGATTGTGTAGGCGACATTCTGCGGATGGTTGTTTTGAGTTGGGCATTAATGGTAAACCTCAATGATCACTTGCTCTTCTTCGCCTTTTTCTGCCTTGCGTTGGATTGTCTCAATTTTTGTTTTGCTTGCTTCATCGCCAGATATGATTCCAGCGTATCTGCATAAATCGACATGGTATTTTTCGCACAAATTGTCTTCGTCGATAAGTCGTTTGCGGACGCTCGTAACACGGACAAGAATTCTTTGGCTAGTTGATCCTTGAACTTTTTTCTTGCCCAATGGTGCATTCCTAGAATCTCGTTCCATGATGGTAACTTGCTTGGAATTGTAAGCGAGCAGATCGGGACTGGCGTTTGGGAAATGTCGCAAGATTCCATGGTAATTTAGAGTCACATTATCCCTCCATTTCTAATTCAATCACGCGAATTCTAGCCCACTCAATCCATTCGGATTCAGCTTTGCTGATTTCCTCTTTGCACGAGTGATAGACGATTGCGTCATCAAACAGTGCGATCTTTTCTTTACTGGGAGTCATAGGTCGATTTCGTCTGTATTGAAATAATTACGCACGTTGCTACTTGGATATGCAGCACTGAGCAATGGAAACACCAAGTCCATAATGGTGGCTCGGCATGTCATATCATCATCTGGAATCTCAATCGAGATCGTTGGTGATGGTATGCCTTCTCGCGGAGGATTGATTGTTGGTTCAATAGTAAGTTTCATTGAGAGATGATTTTGATGATTGGTTTATTTAGTGGACCGCCACTTTTGTAACGAACATCCGAAACGGTTGATTCAGAGCTTTCATTTTCGCATCTCACGGTTACATCACCATGAATTTTGACGAGCCGTTGCAGTTCGATTATGAGTTCTGAAGCGTACATAGCGTTGTTGGTTTGGCGTTTTGATCAATATCCATGGCGAAGCAAGCGGATTCAGAATCGCAAGCGTGAGAGATAGATTGAACTAGCTCAACTGGCTGACGAGTGATCAGCGTTCGGCTATTGATCTTGCCATAATACAGCCCAAGAATATTGCAAAGATAGCGGATACGATAGATTGGTGGTGAAATATATCCTAGTGGCTTTGGTTTCTCTGGACTTAGCAATTCTAGCCTATCCAAGATTCCAACACGCTGAATCTCATGCCAAGCTGGAACTGCCCACTTGCGAGACTGCCATGGTAATTCAGAAAGAGGCTGAAGATCAGTGATGTTGCTAAGGCAATAAGAGATGATTGCCGATGCTTTTTTCGACGTTGCCTTGCCATTTTGCTGTGAAGCAAATATCAGCATATCTCCAATCGTTGCGGTTCGTTGATTTGGTGGTTTCATATAAAAAGTTTGGCCGATATTTTAACCCTCGGCCAACGGGCTTGTTGATTTAGATTACCAGGGAATATCAGTGGTATCTTCGTCCTTCATCAATGGATGCTCTCTAGCTGGTGTTGCTGTTTTTGGCGCAGAACGAGATCCGCCTTTTTGCGGCATCCATTTTCCATTACCAGCTATGATTGCCTTTTCTCCAGCATCACGAGCCTCTTTATTTGGGGACTGTTTGAGTGTGTGAGTATCTCCGTAAGGTGATTCACGATCATTTTCGTAAAGCACAAGGTCAACGTAAGTGCCCTTAGCTCCTTTGAAAAACCACTCTTTTTTGAGCTTGGTTACGTCTAGTTTAATGATGATTGGTGTTGGCATATTGTTTTTGTTATTTTAACCAGCGTTTTTGCTCCCAGATTGGTACATCTAGTGAGATGATTCCTTTACCGTATCCTTGCCACTGTCCGGTTTCAAGACACTTCTTATAAGTTTCGACGGCGTAGTCCATTTGAGCCTGACCAATGGCAATTGCCTCTGGTGGCGGCTGATAAATGCACACGTCTGCGGCTTCGTTTGTCTCAGCAACCAGCCAAAAATAGGCCGGTTCCACATCAAGGCCAAGCTCAAGTGAGAGCAACGCCTTGTAATACTGCATCTGCATCATGTAGCGCAGACCAAATGCCTTGCGTCCCCATAGCTCAGGATCAGCTTCACTCGTTGTTTTGAAGTCAACGATGATAGGCTTACCACTTTCATCCTGGCCGTATGCGTCGAGACGCCCTTTGATCTCAACACCCTTGTAATTGCTCACAATACCCACCTCACGCTGCTTACACAGGTTGAGCATGTATTGAGCATCTGGGCTATTGCGGACAGCCTCAACAGTGCGGACAACTGTTGCATGCTCAGCCAGAGAAAGAATGGTCATGCCAGCGTGTTTATCGCGCCATGCCTTTCCTTCTTTGGTCCGAAGATCAATATCAACAGGCTTAACGGTGTGGCTGTATGGTTTGCCTTCGAGAATAGCTTCGTGAATAATCGTCCCCATGGTCATCTCAATCGTTGGCTCAAAGGATTTCTTGAGCGATGACTGATAATGCTTTGGGGACTTGAGGATCGTCTTCAAGCTGCTGAAATTAGCAGCCGGATGAGAGCGGTATGTTTGTTCGTCTAGGATGATCATGCTGCCACCTCCTGCATTGATGGCAGCGCAAGGCTTGCTGTTGGTTTTGGAGTTACATCGCGCTCAAGAACGACATCGCCATCTTTCTCGATGTGCTCTGCGATCTCGCTAGCAAGCGGCAGCAGTTTGCACAGTCGGCGCAAAGTGGTCTTCTTTGCCATCTCACCGTAATCCGTAACCCATGGACCAGAGTTACCAGAGCGTGAACGCTTGCGGATAGCATCCACTTCATCCTTGGTCATTGTAGCGGTTTGAGTCTCGCCGGATTTGAGAACGGCTTCTGCATACACAGCTTGGATTTCTCCACGAGGTTTACGCCACTCGACCTTGTGCGTGATTTTGCCATTTTCCCATACGAACTCATCATTCTCACACACGAGTTCAGAGCGAATGCTGACAACATCACCGGAGCGACGGACAAGCTCGATCATACCAATATATGACAAAATCAGAGTGCATTCAGATCCGTATGGAATCAGATAAGCACGTCGTCCATCTGGTTCAAGGCCAGCGGCAGAAAGGTCTAGCAAGCATTTGAATAGGCTTGCCTGCGTGCAATCCTGCAACTTTGGTGTGCGCTGCAATGCTGTGAGAGCAATGCGAGAGAACCGCTCAGGAGTCATGTGCTTCGGCAATGCCAATGCTACTTGCTCGCGGAACTTTTCTCCGCCGATCATCTCCTTGAGAGTCGGCTGTTTAATCGTTGGTTTTGTTTCTGTATTGTTGTCGCTCATGTGTTTTGTATGTGGGTGAGAAATTAACTAAACCTAAGTTTGAATGCTGCTATAATGCTCTTCCAGTTATTCGGTTTGCGCTTTGGAAATGGATGGTTAGTGCGTCCGATGACTGGCATAGTGCCAACATCAATGCCAAGGTAATCAAGTGCGGCGATAACGCCAGGAGTGCGATCTACATTCATGCCAGCTTTCCGTGCATGTATTCGCGACCTGCGTTGTAGGCCATCTTCAATTCGACGGCTTTGCCAATGTCGATGCCACGCGCTTTAGACGAATCCAAAACACGGATAATAATGTCTGCAAACTCCTCTTCTTCGCAGGTAAGCGGGCAATCTTTGTCGCACTGGCTTTCAAGATGGCCCTTGCGTGCTGCCTCCCAAAGTTCGCTGATTTCTCCGTGAAGATTTGCTGTCCATTTGGAGTAGAGTTCGACGGATGAGTATTCGTAATCCGCGTCGTGGAATCCTTTGTCTGATGCGTTTTTATAGGCTGCATCGGCCAGTTCATTTAGTGCTTCTCTTGGTGTCATATTTTATCGGGTTGAGTTGTAATGTTAGTCTGATTTGTCCGCTTTGTCCAGTTGCTTTTTCGGCGCTTTCAAAGATTGCAAATATTCCACAATCGTTGGCACCGTTTCTTTGCGCGGCTTCACTTTGCCACTGGCCCATTCGTAGAGGCGCTGGCGATCAGTGCCGATCAGTCGAGCCATTTTAGTTGCTGATCCGTGTGGACCTTCATCGAGGTGTTTTTTTAGTAGTGCTGCTAGGTTCATATTAGTGGACTGAAAGGTATTCGAGAGATTCCATACACTCAGGCTCACGAGCGGCCCAGCGCATTATAATTGCTTTCATGGCGCCAATTTTGGCGGATTTGCGTTCTCCGCCGTCAGTATATTGCTTGGCGGCTCTGGAGAGAATGTCTTGCAATAGCTTTTCAGCTTTTTCATATCTCTCTGTGTATGTTAGTAGCGGCATCGGCTCTTGTTTGGTTGTCATATAGTATATTCAATATTAAATCATTCGTCCGCTTTGTGCAATTTGTTTTTCAGCCCTAATTTCAGATTGAAAATTATCATTTGCGTGCAACTATAACGAAGCCGCGAGGAATTGGACTTTCTTCGCGGCCTCTAACCCCAACACTCATAAACGTCATGAATGAAGAAGCTAAAAAAATCGTAATCCCATTTAATTATATTGGCAAGACCAATGAATTACCAAGCGCAGAATTGGTTAGAAAAATGTTCGATTATGATCCATTAACCGGAATATTACTTTGGAAGTGGCACCCAACATCAACCAAGGTAATGAAGGGTGGGAAAATTGCTGGAAAGGATAGTAAAGGTTACTTAAAGGTAAAAGTATTTAGAACTTATCATTGGGCGCATCGTTTGGCTTGGGTTCATTATTACGGCGAGCCACCAAATGGCTGCATAGATCATATGAACGCCATCAAAAAAGATAACAGCATTGCAAATTTGCGTGTAGTTACTTATAGCGGAAATCAGCAAAACAGATCAGAACACCGCAAGAAACTAGCGATAGAAATTCTTCGTCTTGCGAATTGCGGCTTCGGCTCTTGTGGGGCTTAAATTTCGTTTTCGGCTATTGTTCCACTTTCCTGCCACCAGGGCTTGAACTTGGCGAGTTTGCGATCCTCGGCCTTGCGTCTTTCCTGCGCTTGCCGCGCTTCGTGCTCCCGCTGGCGTTGTGCCAGGAGAGCGAAGAAGGCGGCGAGCTTGTCGGCTTTTGTTGTCATATATTTAAAAGATGCCAGCCATTACCGGTTCCCATTTGCCCGGTAAATGACGCCAGCTAGGCGGTAAATCATTGTCTGGATGGTAACGATCACGGCATGATTGCAAGCCATCCGCGCGAAACGAGTCGGCCATTACTCCTGCTTTCTGGCAAGCTACCCTTGCCATATCGTCAAATCTTCCGTTTAGCGAGTAGTCGGACAGAAAAACTGTGCCGACTTGCTTTTTTTCTTTGAGCGTGTGGCGCTCGTACTTTAGCGTGAATAATTCAACTTTGTAAATCATGGTATTTCTTTCTTGTTTTCTCGGCGCATAATCGCGCCCTCTTGCCATCTTGGTGGCTGTCCAGTCCACAAAGATAGCAAACGGGCGATATTTAGGCTTTATCAGGAACGGCCCACGCTGGAGTTTCGCGAGCGCCTCGCATTTCTCGTGCCTCGTTTGAACGCTCCGCCAAGCGTCGGACGTGCGCCCGGTGCGAGTCCATTTCTTGACGGCTTGCGAACTTGGATGGCAAGATTTCCAGATGGAGGCGAGCGGCTAAGGCGTAAAGGTCTTCCAGACTCATCTGCTCGATGGGCACTCGAAGCTCGCCAGCCTCATCTTTTCGGACTTCGCATGCCATGATTTTTCCAGATGGAAGCCGGTCTATGGCTAGCCCTACGATGCAGTTTACGGCGCAGAATTCTGCGGGATTGTGATTTAGGATCATATGTTTTCGTTTTTGGTTTTAGCCTATCTCATCAGTTTTCGGGAGGCTAACCCGAAAAGACCGCCGCAGCGGTTTCGACTATTCACTTCGACTCTTGAACCGTATCTATACCAGCCAGGAACGCACGCATTGCCGTTTCAAGTTCGCGTTTTGGAACGTGCCCATGAATTAGCGGCGTGGTGACTCCGCCGCTTTCGTTGTGCATGCGATGGAGACAGACTCCGCCGTATGCGCCCGATAAGTGGTAATTGCCAACGTTGGCGCGCAGGGTTCCGGACTCGTCACGAGTGTACGGCTCCAATGGTGAACCCGTGCGTTCGTTGATCCAGCGGCAAAGCGTTTCGAGTGTCTTTTTTGATGTTCTCATAATGTTTTTGTCTTTCGTTTTTGGTTTTAGTTTCTTTGATCTTCACAGCGCAGACGCGGCGGCCCCGGCGATGATTCCCGCGACGGCAAAGAGCCAGAGCCATAGAATGACTTGGCGGTGGAACTGCTGGCGCTGGCGCTGGCGTGAGGCTGCTAGGTAATGAAGGCGTAGGTTATTCGGTTCTGTTCTCATGTGTTTGGTTTTGGTTTGTTCGTGGCGGTTTAGTCCACGCTTACGGCCTCGCCTTTGCGGTGAGGCCGCTGGCGCGGGCTATTCGGAAAGGCGGCGCTTTAATTCTGCTTTGATCTGCTTAGCGACGTCACCGCGAAAGGATGAGGCGTTAGACAAGAAATAACGCACGATGCCCTTTCCGTTGTCGTAACCGTATGAGTCGGCGATGTTGTGCAATGTGGACATTGCATCAAGATAAGGCACGGCGGCAAAATTAACTTTTGCCCAATGTTTGCGGATGAGGCGTGCGATGCTGGAAAGAGAAAGGCTAGCGAGGTCTGTTGTTTCGGTGGTTGTCATGTGTTTATCTTTCTTGTTTTTGTTTTGTTAGTACCACAGCATTATTGCTACGGCGAAAAGGGCAATGGTTCCAAGTAGCCATGCTATGAGCATGGCAATCATAATGTCTGGTGTATCGTGTGGATTCATGGGAATGAAGTTTCTGAATTTAAGCATGAATAACAAATCCACTTTCATCTTTCTTTGCCTGACCTTTTGCCCTGAGTCCGATAATGACACCGGCACCGTGCTCAAAGATTGCATCATGATCATCACCATCGACCACTTTGCGACCGCCCCAAGTTGATGGTAATTCATCGCCTTTTTTAGTCGCGAAAACTGCAGCAACGGCGCCACCGGATTCCATCACTTCAGAGACTCCCTTGGCATTGCACTCAGATCGTGAAAAGGCGATAAAGTAGTTGGGTGGAAGCTTTCCAGTCGCGTACTTGATGGCGCGGGCGGCATTTTTAGTGTAATCATAAAACTGAATCTGTGGGAAACGTTCCATCAAGTTGATTCCAATCTCACCGCCTAGCACTTCCCATGCAATATCGGATGTGCCGTTCAATCGGACAGCTGGAATCAATCCAAGCTTAACCGCTTTCTTTGCGAGCGATTCAATGTCAATCGCCAGCGATTCCACGAATGATTTTGGAGATTGGAGGAACAGCCTAGTCTTAGCAAGTCGGGCATTTTTAACGTTGTCGAAAAATCCTCGACCTGCAGTATAAAGACAGGATGAAAGACAGCCCGGCGATGCATTCTGGCAGAGATTGCGGCCGCCAGCCTCCCGTGCTGGCGACAAATAAAGAACCCCGGTGAGGTATCCAAGTTTCTCGCCTTTTGATGTTTTTGCGTTTGATGTGCTAAGTAGTTTCATATGTTTTGTTTTCGTTGGGTTATCCTAACCCGCAAACTCTACAGGATACCGGACACTTTATCAAGCGAAAAAGGACACTTTGAAAATATATTTGCGAAAGAGGGGAAAAGGATGGAAGGCTTTGTGTAACAAAGTGAAGAAATAAGACCATGCCAGACGCTATTTTATCGGATGAACAATGGGAGAGTCTAAAGGTTGCCTCCATTAAAGGAGTTAGCGATGCAGACCTCGCTTTAGCCTATGGCGTCGAAAGGAGCAGCATCAGGCAACGACGTTGCAGGGATGAGATTTGGCAGGCAGCAAAAGGAGTATTGAAACCAATTGTCACAGATGTTGTCACAGATGGTCAAAAAGAGGTTAATTTGCCTTCAGTTCCAGCCTCCAGTTCCTCCAGCACGTCAGCACTTGCGCAGAAAGTGGCCTTAACGGTGTCCGAGAACATCTCCAAGCTAGGAGAGCAGAATCGTCTCCTAGCCCTTCAGATCGCGGGAAAAGGGCTAAAGCAAGCGAATGCTGCTCCGCCGGATGTGCAAAGCTGGCAAGATGTCAAAGCCCTGATGGACATCGTTGCCAAGGCCAGCGGGATGGATCAGGCGCAGGCTGTCCAAGTGAACGTGTTGAGCTCTCAACCCATGGATTTTTCCCCTCATTTTGAACCTGCTATTGAGACTGATAAGGTGGTTGATGTGTAAAGTGTTGATTATCAGTGATGTCCTACTTTGCATGCTCGGTGTAGTAAGTATGTATATATTTACCCGGCATTCCCGGCCTAGTTTTCCCCCGATTGTGTCAGGGTATGGGGGCAGGATAGACTGCTAGCTAGCGCAGTGGCGGGCGGTGGTGGTGGTGCAGAGCGGCGGCGGTGGCCAGCAGCGCAGGGCGCAGGCCACGGGGCGAGTGGCAGTAGGCACCGGGCGGTCGGCCCGTGCGTAGCGTATAAATTCACTCCCCTCATAAAAGTTCCCCCACATAAATATCTTCTACCATTACCACCACCGGGTCTAATTTATTTATTCGCCTACCCCAGGGGTCTTTTCTGTAAAATCATCCTCAACAATTTTTCCCTCTAAATTATTTCTTATACCATTTGATTCCGTCCGTTTGCTTGGCTATCGTTTCTGATGAACAGGACACCGCCTAAAGTTTTGATAGCATGTGAGTATTCGGCAAAAGTCAGAGATGCTTTTTTGGCTGTTGGATGTGACGCTTGGAGTTGTGATTTCGAGCCGTGTGAAGGCGATCCATCTCGTCATATCAAAGAAGATGTGACATCAATTCTTCACGATGGGTGGGATTTAATGATTTGTCACCCGCCTTGCACACACTTGGCAGTTTCTGGAGCTAGGCACTTCGCTGCAAAGATTGCTGATGGAAGGCAACAGCAGGCGTTGGACTTTGTGGAAATGCTGTTGTCCGCTCCAATTCCGAGGATTGCATTGGAAAACCCTGTTAGCATCATCTCGTCCAAGATACGAAAGCCTGACCAAATTATTCAGCCGTGGCAGTTTGGACACGGAGAAACGAAGGCTACTTGTCTGTGGTTAAAAAACCTACCAATATTACAGCCAACTGATATTGTAGATGGGAGGGAACAGAGAGTGCATCGTATGCCGCCAAGTCCTACGCGGTGGAAAGAAAGAAGCCGAACCTTCCAAGGAATCGCAGATGCAATGGCAAAACAATGGTCAACACTACTTTCCCAATGATTTCATCATTCCATCCCAACTTCAAAAACCTCACGGGCAAACGCTTTGGTCGCTGGACGGTTCTCTCCCATGTTCCCACAGGTAGGAAAGGATCTTCAACCTGGAGGTGCCAGTGCGACTGTGGGCGCATCAAGCAGAACGTGTTCTACACCGCTTTAACAACGGGAAAGTCTCTTTCCTGTGGATGCCTTAGAACCGATCTACTTCGCGGTAAAGCAGTGGATGTGAAGCCAGAAAGCCCAACTGCTACTGAAGAACCTATTGGTGATTTGGCTGAGCTTGAGGCGATGCTGGTTGATTCCAAGAAGCCTGTGGTATCAGAGGCTAAAAAACTCATCCTTAACGATCAACGTCTCTGGCGCTGTATCGCTCGTTGCCGGGTCAAAGGACTCACCTACAAGGGTCAGAAGCCAACGGATTTCTACGTCAAGCTGGCGATGAAGGATGAGCTTGCGATTTGGCTGAGAGGATAAATATCTTATTGTATTTGTTGCATCGACAGAATCGGTGTGCGATGGTTGATGACGATATGAAACTAACAGAACAAGAAAAACGAATCAAGCTGGCTGAGGCTCAAGGTTTAACTGGTTGGGAAGAGGCTCGATGCTTACCCGACTACTTCTCGGACCTCAACGCGGTGCAAGAAATTCAAGATAAGTTGACGAATGATCAGCAGTTTGAATTTGTTTATCACCTAAACGATGTTCTTGAGCTTGTTCCGTTAAGTTCGCCAGCAAGCTATAGGGAGGTTGTTTTGTTTGCGTTTGCCAACGCAACCGCAGCCCAACGCTCCGAAGCTCTCGGCCTAACCCTCAACCTCTGGTAAAATATGCGAAACATAAACCTCCCAAAAACTAAAGTATACATCCGCTGTGACGCCTTCGGTGGTCCAGAAAACGAATTTGAACCCGCATGGCTTGTATCTGTTCGAGCGATGCGTAACCGTCCATTCTGCTTCCAAGCATGGGTCGAGAAATACGCCGCCTGCTTCGACAAAATCCCGCCTCAATGCGTCTATTGGTATGAACCAGAAGATGATCACAAGCCTCTTCCGCTACACAAGGTGCAAATGTGGGAGTGCTTGTCTGGTTCCATCGAACTATGGCGCAAAGACCAACTTTCCGACGTGCCAGTTTTGGTTAACCTTGGGAAAGGTAATCCTCCGATAGGAGGCCACTACTGGTTCACCATCGACCACCTGCCAGAAGGGCAATCATCTGGCCTCCTGGACGTGGGTGACTCCGAGCTACTTGAGGAGCACAAGGAGGGCAACGTCATCAAGCTCGCCAACGGCCAAATCGCAATCTACCCGAACAACCGCATCAAGTGGCTTCCCGTTTCGCTGACCGGCAAAGATGCAGCCGCAACCATTCCTGATTGGAGTGTGGCAACAAATAGCCAGTGGGACGAATGGTGGTCTGACTCGGACGAGATCCTTGGAGATGCCAAGTGGGCGTATTGAGGTAACAAAAATGAATAACCTGAAATGAAGACCAACAGCGACTTGATTCGGCTTCCGAATGACGTGGCCCGCTGTGATGGCGTAGGATTCGATGAAAACGGCAGTTGGGACTGGCGCGAAGGCTGTGAGACGTGTTTACGCCGAACCGCTCCACGCGGAGATATGATGCTAATATCGTTTATCCATCCGCCTGCGATTATCGCTTTTGAGTGCGAGTTCCTCATTGAGCCGGACAACAATCATCCAAACCTAACACCTTAATGGGACGCTCACCAAAATCACTTATCAACGAAACCTTCGGCAGCTTGATCGTTGTCGAACTCGTATCTCGCAACACTCATGGCAATAGCCGCTGGCTGTGCCAATGCGAGTGCGGCAACAAGACCGAGGTATATTATCAAAATCTCACCTCTGGAAGTGTGCAGTCCTGTGGCTGCTTACCCAAGGGAAGGAAGATTGGCTCCAAGAAACAATCCAAGTAATGATCATGAATACAGAACACGACAAACCAACGCCTCCTCCAGGATTTAAACTCGTTAAGGGGGCTGAATTAAAAGCTCCATTTGATACCAGATTGCTCGTGTTTACCGATGAAGACACATGGGATGAATCTGTTTATGCAGGTTCAAATAGAGCAATGCTCCATGCAGACTTTTGCTCATGGTATGCGACCCCAGATTCACAGCAATCCATCTCCGAGGAGGCCGCAGCAATCGTCGCTGGAGAACGTCAATCTGACTACGGCGATGCGAACGAATCTTTTGCTCGCATTGCAAATCTGTGGAGCGCCTACACAGGCTCTACCATTGAGCCTTGGGATGTGGCACAGATGATGATTCTTCTGAAAGTCAGCCGAGCCAAGACGAGTAAAAAGCGAGACACCCTGGTTGACATCATCGGATATGCCGAGTGCGCAGTGAAACTTAACAAAGCTGAATGATATGGAAAAGCTAAAATTCTGTGTTGATTGTCGGTGGTGTGTATTAAAAAAATCTGCTCACGGAGCATCTCATGCTTGCAGTAATGAGGTATCCATACGCTCCAAAGGCGTGGATGCTTTTGACCGAGTTACTGGTAGGGATAACGACCCATTTGAGCGCATGAGGATGTGTGGAACAATGAGAGACGCGCGTGACTTGTGCGGTCCTGATGCCAGACTTTGGGAGGAGAAGTGAGTTTTCTCAATTATGAGAGTTACCCTAGCAATATAGGGTAATAGCAAACAACCAGAATTACCCTAATCAGCTAGGGTAATGATTTCGTAAATAAATTAGTTTACAAATAAACAAGATTGTGTATCTTTCAGCGTGAAAAAATCATCTCGCAATATCATGCTGGACGCAAACCGATGGAGAGATCAAGACTTTGCCTGCTTATCGTTTAGGCATCGAGCATTTCTTATCGTTCTTGAATGTTTAGCTGACAAGGCTGGTGTAGTGGATTGGGAGCTTGAGAAAATTAACGATGTGGCTGGTGATGGTGCTGACTTCAGCCGTGTCGATGTAAAACAACTTGGTTCCGATAATGCCATTTGGATGCCAGGAGGAACAGCAATACTGCTAAGCCAATTCATGCAAAAGCAGTACGGGGTTTTGAGCCGTCACTGTCCAGCCCATAAACAGGTTTGGCATGCGATAGTTAAATGGTGGGGAGCGCCAACTCACCCACATGAACAAGAACCATTTATTGCTTTTTTCTCGGAAAGACAGATTTTTCGCCATGCTCCAAAAATCAAGGATGAAGATCAAGGATTGGATGAGCCACCTTGGAAAACGCAATTAAAAGCCGAGGCGACGGCGGCAAAAAAAGTTGAGATACCAACATCACTTCCAATGTGTATTGTTGAGGCGCTACAAGATTGCTTCGACTGGAGAGTTCGCATGGCGCTACGCTCTCGCATCAGAACAGAAGGTGATAAATGGGCGTGGACGCCAGAACAAGCTGAGCAAGATATTAAACAGGTCCAAAGCATGTTGAGAAAATTTACCTCGGAATCGGTTGAGGTTCAGCTTCGCAATATGATTCGCTCCAACAAACCATACCTAAATAACCCGCAGCTTTATGACTCAAATCTCTTATCAAGACAAAAAGCAGACGATTATGAATGATGAAAAAGAACAAGAATGGGCAAAAATTCGCGATGACTTCCAAGAAGCAATGGATAAACTTGCCTCGCTGGAGCAGTTGGCTCAACACGCTAGCCGAAACCTTACTAGCGTGCTCAAAAGATTCAGGGAACACCTAAATCTATCCCAAGAAGGAGCTGCTAAAATCATGGGTGTCAGCAAAATGTACATATCCATGCTCGAAAGTGGAAAAAGACCATGGACAGCTCGCTCCGTAGAGAGGCTTCTTCGTCCAATTCTATGTCTTTGACAAAATCACTCTTGCAACCTATCGCAAAAAGCCATAAGCTATCAATTATATGGAAAAGAAGTTCTCTAAAACGATCAAGAATCCTGATACTGGCCGTGAAAAGACGGTAAAATACGGCCAAAAAGGCAGCAAAATTGGCCCTATTGGCAGCAAGCGTGCTGATGCGTATTGTGCTCGCAGCAACAACATTGCAGGCGACTGGCGCTCCGATCCAAATTCGCCAAATTCCCTGTCTCGTAAAAAATGGGGATGTTCGGGATCTAAA